CCGACGGTTTGGCTGTTCCAGAGGATCGTTTTATCTGTATTACTGTTGCCATTTAATTCTCCTAAAACTGACCACCGTTGAACCTTAACGTTCCTGTGGTTGTTTCTAATTCGTTTCTTGTTGTAAACTTATCAGATGAAGCATCATATTGAATTAAAGCACCGTCAGAAAGAGAGCTAGCGTTTACGTCTGTTAATGATCTTAATGAATTTGATGAACTGCTACTAGGGACTTGAACAGATACTTGTTGAGGTCCTGAAGACGTTGAAGTATTTATTTTAGCGGTAGTTCCACCCCTATTGTTAATAACAGCTTTGACCATTAGTTTATCTCTCTTTATAATATATTTATAACAAAAATATACTCAAAAAATTAGATAATTTAAGTAGTTACTTGTGGATGTACTGTAATAATACCTTCAATAACTCTTGTAATTGTGCTATCAGATGTTCTTGTTATTTCAACATCATAGACATATCTAGCAGGGGCTTCTAAATCACTAGTTTGATCTGCCGTTAGTGATAAAGTCACAACACCGGTTGCTGGGTCACTAATCGCTGTTGTAATTGCAACCCTTGTTCTTGTAGATGAATAACCCAATGCCATCTTAGCTTGGGCTGTATATCCTGTAAGATTAAAGACGGTACCTGAATTATCAGTCACCGTTACGTCTGACGTAAATGTAGTCCCTTGGTCTATTCTTAAATTAGCAACAGCAGCCATTATTGTTTAATTTTATCTAACTCTTTTTTAATTTCCATATTATAATAATTAGTCAAAACATCAATTTTTTCAATTTCCATTTCGTGTCTTACTTTGGATTGTTGTATTTCCGATCTACTAAAAATTATATTACGACATCTTGTTGATAATTCAGACTCTTTGTAATCTTTACCATCAATTGTAAATGTTTTTTCTTCAATTTTTTCAGTCATATTCACTCCTTAACTATATTTATGTTGTTTTTTATCATCTTTTTAAATAATTTAATTTTTAGTTATTATAATATTCCAATCTAAATCTAAAATTAAATCATTTAAATAAACTATTTTTGTTTGTTTACTGTTCAAATGTTGGTGTAATTCTTCAACATCTACCACTATATATTCATCATTTATATCAAAAACCATTTTATCAGCTTTAGTTTTAAACGACCCATTTTTAGCGTTATTTTTTAAAGGTCTTAAATCAAACTTAAAAGGTTGATTGTGTAAAATACCTTCAACATCCCACAATTCCTTTTGTCTTTGCGTATTTGAAGGATACTTGACCTCTTTTAATTTTTCTACAAAACTCATAAAATTAAATTAAAATTAACATTTACCCTTGTAGCTGTATCTGTTTGAGATACACTTGCATGTTTTAAACTACCGTCAAACAATATCATTTGATTAGCTACAGAATGTATCTTTTCGCCGTTTTCAAACAAAGTATAACCATTATTTGTATTTAGAGAATACAAAGCTACTGTGTGTGGATTTGTGTCGTCAATGTGAAATTTTGTAATTATTTCTTTATCTCTTTGACTATAACAATTAGCTTTTACCCTAATTAAATTTTTAAAATTTAAAGTTCCTAATATTGGCATAACTATTTTATTAAACCATTCACTATTTTGTCTATCATTTACATAAAACCAATGTTGAAAGAAAAAATTTGAATAATCACCAGGACCACCAGATATATCAGAATAAAACCATGGAAACTTGTTACTCATTAAGATGTTATTTAATTCGTTATAAGTTTCTTCTTTTAAAAAATTTGGTATTAATTTCATAGACAATGTTCTAACCATCCTGTTATAATATATTTTTCTTTTGTATTTGATACTACACCTTTATGAACATGAGTATAATCTGAAGGCCACAAAACTAAAGTTCCTTTTTCAGCAGGCAAACGTGCTTTTTGAAAATGCCACTCCGTACCACCATCTTCAATATCATTTAAGTAAAGCATATAAACAATTTGTCGTTTACGACTTTGATAACCACATCTTTCAAAGTGCCATTTTTTAAAACCACCACCTACAGGATACCATTGAATAAGACCTGGATCTTCAGTAATTAAATTACAGTCTAGTTGAAACTCTTTAACATACTTATAAACGTGTGTGGTCATTTCTGTAAAAAATTCTCTAATAGCTGGATTTTGACTACCATTAAAAAATTTAACATCCATAGAATCTTTAATGTCTTTATTAACAACCCCTTTATCTTCCATGTAAACAATACCTGGTTCTCTATATTCAGTATTATTTTTATGATAGTCTATTAACCTATCACATAAAGATACATCAGATATTTTATATGTTCTAATAAATGTTTCCATCAAATGTAATAACTAAAACAACTCTAATATTTTTTTTAGGGAAAAAGTGATAGTGAGGCTTTGACTCAAAACACACCCCTTTAAATTTTATAGGTTCTATTTTAGTTTCCTTTCCATTGTCTTCTATAACTGTGCTAAGGTTTTTATCACAATCATTTAAATAAACCAACAACTGTTTATGTTCAAATTCGTGGTCTTCATGTGTATCACTTTTTTCAAAGCCATTGTTATAAGTTAAATTCATAGACATTCTAAATATTTCATTAACTTTAATTTTATGTTTATTACAAAAAGTATCTAACACACTTAAACTAAATTTACTTTGATTTGATTTATAGGAATTATCTTTTCTTGTTTCTTTTCGTTCTAAAATACAATGACTCAAAAATGGTTTAACAGATGTAAAATGTTTATAATCTTTTGTTATTGAATTACTTATATTGTACCAAGGAAACTTATCACTTAATACAATTTCATCTATATGTTTTTTGTGTTTTTCTTCTAAAAAATTATGATCTTCAATTAAAAACATTTATCTATTGCTCCCACTAAAACTCTCTTGTTGTTAGATGTCATTTTACCATAATGCCATATACTTGAATCAAATAATATTAAAATTCCTTTTTGAGGCTTGATATTTTTTTTAATAGGATCTTCAAAAACTGTGTCACCATCAGCGTCATTTAGGTACAATATAAAAGAAAACTTTTCTGTTTCAGCATGATTGTGTTTTTTTTGATATCCTTCATTATAATAATTTATATAATGAATGTGGAATACCCTTTCACTAAAGTCCAGATAAGGTAACATTTGTTTTAAAAGATTTGTAGAGAAAATGTTTATGATATTATCTGTTTGAAAACCTTTAACTGTACAAGTATCTTTTGAATAGTCCATAAATTTATTGGTTGATAATATTTTCTCTATATCTTCTATAACTTTTAAATCTAATTTAATTATTTCAAACATAATAAATCTGATGTTTCCTTAGTTCCCACAGTTCCTTTAACAAAAGTATTGAATGATAAACTTATTCTTTCTTCATTATCTATATTTTTTAATACTCTATGGTTTAATTTTGATGGAAACAAAAATAAAGTGTTTTTTTCTGTTGGAAAAGCCCAAGAGGTTGAGTTGTAAATATTATAATTTTGGTGATTTAATCTCATATCAAACAGCTCGCCCATTCTAAAAAATTCAATACTTGATAAATTATCATTTAAATGAAAAACTCCACTAACAATACTATTAGGATGTGCATGGTCATGGTGATTTTGATTCTTACGTGTAATACTAAACCAAGATTGAGTTATATAAAATGAAACATCTTTACATTTAAGAACATCAAACACGTAAAAATTTAACCAACGTGTAATATAATCGTTTAAATCTTTAAAATTATTATCTGTGTTTAAAATATCTTTGTTCTCCGAAATAATATTATCATTGTTTTCTAACATATTTAAGTTAGAGATATAACTTTTCATATTTTCAGTCATGTTAAATTTTTCTTTTACCTTTAAAATAGGACTAGAAAAAAGAGGGTATAGATCAAATTCTGGATTTTCAGCTATCATATATTTCATCTTTCATAAACTGGCTATAAGATTTTAACTTTTTAGCTGCTTCATCCCACATCTTTTTTCTAACTTCTAAATTGTTTATTAATTCTTTCCAATTTAAATTCATGTCATTTTTATCTTCCTGATTATAAAAAGACAAAGCGGGATAATCAGTTGGTGACCAATTCATACCGGCAGTTATACAATGCATTCCACCTTCGTGTGGAAAATGAAAATCCATATGTCTTCTTTCCATTGCTCTGAATAAACCAGAATAATTAGCACTAACTAAAGTTTCAGCTGATTTAGTCCAAGATTTGTTATTTAAATCTCTCCAATATTTTGTATCTTTTCTGTGTGATAAAGCATAATGCATTGCTACAAACTCGGCAAAGCCTTTAAATTCATGTTTACATTGATATGTGTAATTATCTTTATCCCATTGAGAAACATCACCTCTTTGTATATTTCTTAAAAAATTTAATAAAAATTTTATAACTGTGTGTAAACCATTACTTTCTAAAGGTTCAATAAATCCAGCAGATAATCCTATAGCACAAACATTTTTCACCCAAAGTTTTTGATGAATACCTGTTTTTATTTGAATCTTCTTGTAGTCTTTAATTTCTTGTCCTAAATGATTTTCAAATTGTTTTAGAGCTTCTTCTTCATTGATGTATTTACTAGAGTAAACATAACCTGTTCCTATCCTTGACCATAAGGGAATATTCCACACCCAGCCGTTTTCAATTGCCGTACAATTTGTATATGGCACCATTTGTTTATCTTTATTTTTATATTCTAACTTGGTGGCTATAGCAGAATCGTTAGGTAATAAATCACTATAAGATTCAAAAGGTACGCCTAATGCCTCACCTAGTAATAATGCTTTAAATCCTGTACAGTCTATAAACAAATCAGCTTTATGTTTATTGTTTAAACTTTTTATACCATTTTCATCAACTTGATAATTCTCAATATTTTCCTGTATATAATTTAAACCCTTTGGTATACAATATTCATTTTTTAACCAATGAGCGAATTTAGTAGCATCAAAATGATAAGCAGTATCAAAATCAAAGTTAAAAGGCAATCCTGATTCTTTTTCTAAAGTGTTATTATTAATCATAGCCATAACAGGATAATAACTTTCAGCATAGTCCGAATTGGGTGTTTTCGGATTTAGAATTTTTTTAAACCACCAATCATTTAATAACGCTTTATTGTTTTGTAGTACAGGTTGTCCAAAAGGGTAATGAAAACTCTCTCCTTTTTTATAAAAATCTGTAAACTTTATGCTTAATTTGTAAATACCGTCTGTCGCCTTTAAAAAATCTTTATCATTTATTTCTAATAGTTTTGTCCAAAGTTTTACACCTGTTATCGTGCTTTCACCTACACCCACAGTAGGCACATTAGGAGATTCTATTAAAGTTATATTAGAGTTTGGTAATTGTTTTAAAAGTGTGGCAGCTACCATAAATCCAGCTGAGCCTCCACCTACTATTGTTATATTTTTCATAATTTTTTTAAACCTATATTAAATGCTACACTTATTCTATCTTCATTGCTTTCATTTGGTTCTACCATATGTGTTAAGTGTGAAGGCCACAAATATATATCATATTCTTTTGGCACAACTACATAATTTGTTTCAGCAGAAATATCATCAATAAAGTCCCACGTATGAGTACAATCGCTATTATCAGGTCTAGTAAAAAACACAAGATTGCCTGATCTACGTGGAGCTTTTAAATACCAAATACCTGAATAATGATTATAGTTTGCAAAATGTGAGTGTGGTCTATTAAAATCGTTTTTAAAATTTTGATTAATCCACAAACCACCTATCGACCATTCAAAATCTGTTCTTCTTTTAAATGATGATAAAAAAGAATTTACGGGTTCTTTAAAGGCTAAATTGTATGTAAGTCCATTTATTGAAGGCGTTTGAAAACCACCACAATTTGACATATTTACAGATTTGTTTTCAGTTTTATAGTTATTTAAAATATTTAGAAAATGATTTTTCAACTCATCATTTTCATAATGTCCTTCCATTATAGGTATTCTATAAATATCTTTTATCATAATTTAACCCAATAATCTTTTCTGCTGATTTTTTTTTCGTAAGCCATAGGAAAACTTAAAGATAGTCTTTTTGTTTTTGACTTTAAACAATGATCTGTTAACCTAGGAATATAAAAAACATCACCAGGATTTAATGTTTTTTCTATCAATTCATTTCCCCATATTGTTAAATCAGTTGATCCATATATCTGCATAATAAAGTTATCATTTTTATCGTGGTGTCTTCCTAAACCTTTATCTTCAACTTTATCCGAACAATAAAATAAATGACAGTCGGTTTCCAATTTTATTATACCCTCTATATATCCAATTATATTTTGTACATTTTTATTTAACTTCTTAGCGTTAGTAATTACACAAGTTTCTTCATCTAACATAACATCTAATGCTTTTGATGGTATTATTTTATCAAAAACATCCCAATGATTTTTATCCCAATAATATTCGTTTTTTTGATATTTTATATGAAAGTTTTTATCGAGCACAAAAGTATTTGTATTAATATAATTTTCAAAATCTTTTAAATCAAAAATCTCATTAATATTTTCTATTTTTTCAATAAAAGGTTTTTTAGTTTTAAATTTTTCTATAATATTAATTAATGACATTGTTCCAATTTATAATCAAATTTTCTTTTTTCAATAAGTAAATAGTAAGCTAAGGGTGTGCCTTTTTTTATTATATGTTCACCATTTAATTTGTGCCAAAACATTTGAACATTTAAAAAGTTTTCACCTTGTAATAATCCTGGTGCCACACTAAACAAGTTTTCATCATTATAAGGTACCGAAGTTATTAGTAAATAATAGTCTTTTGGCACCACAACTTTCCAAGGGCTTTGTATTTTAATTAGTGTTTTTAATGTGTGTTTTGACACAGGCTTAAAAGTATCTAACTGTTCAGCTGAATGATATGAAACATAATCATTTAATAAATCACCGTGTAAACCTTTTTTTTGATTATAAGGAACGGTTGCCGAAAAAGAAATACCATCACCATTTGTTGTTATTGATATATCCTGATAGGCTTTTTGTATCCAACCAGTTTCAAGTATGCTAAAAATACCTGGACATTTAGTTGTTTTTAATTGTGATGGATTTTTTTTATAATAATCATAAGCCTTATTGACCCACTTAAACTCTTTCTTTGATATTTTTGTTATAGGAGTTTCTTCTATTACTTCAGGTAAATAGCATTTAAATGTTAACATTAGTATTCAAATGTACTATCTTCAGACCCCACCTTTCCTATAGGCATAAAATTAAAAGCTACAGATAGTCTTTCCAAGTTCGAGTTGTTTGTTAAAACTTTATGATGTAAATTACTAGGAAAAAATATTATTATACCCGATTCCGGTTTAAAATAAAATTTATTAGCATTATAAAGTGTATCTTCTTCAGTTTCAATTTGAATATTATGTGAGTTCATATTTTCAAACATTATGTCTCCTGAATTTTCAGGTACATTTAAATATAAAACTCCACTTAAAAAGGAGTTAGCGTGTGTATGTAATGATGATGATGTATTAGGTGTGGTTTTAGAAATCCAAGAAGTAGTCATTTTAAAATTGGTTTTGTATTTTAAATGAGTTTTGTTATAAAAAGACAAAACATCCATTATTGATTTTTTTAAAGATGAATATTTTAAATTATCTAAAATATATTTATTTTTTGAAGTAAAACCTACATTTTTTTCTAAATTAATTTTTATTTGTTCTTCTTTATTTAATTCATCAATAGTATCACCCAAAGTAGTACCCTCAAAAACTAATTTGGTAACGAATATAGGTGTTGAAAAAACTGGAAATATATTATGATTCATTATCTTCTTTCTTTCCTATTGAATATGGAATGCCTAAAAAAGGCCTTTCATCAAACAATAAATGTTTATACTTATCAGTTACATAGTGTAGAAATAATTGAAAACAATGTTTTCCTTCAAAAGGTTCTCTCCAATGTTCACATTTTGATCCTTGATAAATTAAAGCATCACCTGGATTTAATTCCACTTTTCTTTCTTCTCCTTTAAAATCTTTTATAAAAATAGGCCATAAATCACCACCTAAATTCATAGTAACTGACACCTCACACTCATCTCTATCAGTATGTTTTTCCATTTTGTGATTCTTGTCATACATTCTAGCATAAGAATAGGTAGGATAAAGTTTTTGTTTATGAAAATCCTCTACGGTAGATTGTAATTTTATCATTACGGTATCAAATAATACATCACCATATAATGAGTAACAATTTTCAACTAAATCATCTCCTATAAAACCAAACAAAGTATTATTTGTTTCAGATATAACTTTATCTTTTATTAATTCTTCTCTTACTTTACGTTTCAATCCTAAATAACACGTAAAGACATCAGCAAAAGCTTCATTTATTAATTGTCTATAAATGACATAACCTTTACCTTGATAATCGTTTTTTTCTATTTGAAAATCTGTCATACTAAATCCATATTGTGACAATTAAAAGCAATAGCGTATTTGGCTTTTTCTATTACATTTCTTTTTGCTTTATGATTTAAAAAACTAGAAAACATAACAAATCGGCCTTCTTCAGGTATTATACTCTCATTTATATCAGGGAAATCTAATTTTTGTGGATGATCGTTCAAATAAAGAACACCTGATAAGTAACAAGGTAAATGATTATGTATCGTAGTAAAATGAGCCCAACCTTCTTTTAAACCCCAAGCTTCCTTTAACTCATATTTTAATAATTTGTATTCATCTAACTTGTCAAACACCGGTAACAATACTTCTAAAAATTTATCATCACCTACAAAGTAATCCCAAGGCGTCATATAACCTTTTACATTTGTTGTAAATTCCATACCAGATGTTTTAATAGATTGCTCAATCTTTTCTATAAAATATGATTGATTAATTTTAACTTTACCTGAAATAAACAGGTAATCTTGTAATATTTTTGAACGTATTTCTTTATCTAATATCATAATATTTTTAATAATGCTTGTCTTCTACCAAACACTTCATACTTATAATCTATATTGTATTTAGTCACAAACTCCTGCCACGCTTTAAATTCTCCCTCTTTCCATCCAATATAACTTAAATATTCATCAAATAATATTCTAGTGCCACTAACTAACCTATCCTTACCAATTATATTTAAAATCTCTTTAGTCGATTCGTATGTATCACAATCAATATGCATCAATGAAATAGGTTGATTGTGTGATAATAAAAAATTAGGCAAAGTATCTTTAAACCAACCTTTTATTAATTTAACATTTTCTTTCACATCTGGCAATTTACCTCCTAGACTAAAAGCACCCTTAGCCATAATACCACCTTTCCAATCTTCTTGTAATCCTTCAAAACTGTCAAAACCATACCAAGTTAAATCAGGCCTACAAGCAGCCATATGATTGATAGAGTTGCCCTCGTAAACTCCAAATTCTAAACATAAACCTTTAACTTCAATTTTTGAAGGAGCTATACTCCACCAACCAACATCTGTAATTACCACTTCTTTTAAATATTTTTTTATATATTCAGCTGATTCTTTAGCAGCTTCTTCATATAATATTTCATAAGCGTCTTTATGTATAACAACTGTTGTATCGTTCATCTATATGGCCTTCCTATAAACCAAACAACTAAAGATTTTCTCACACCTTTAGTTACAGGTTTTATTCTATGATATAAAAAACTTGGAAAAAATATTAAAGTGCCTTTGTTTTTTGCATCTTTACAATTAGTAAATTCTCTATCTTTGCCAGGTGTATTATCACTACAAAATTCTAATTCACCACCTTCATATTCATCACCATTTGATAATTGTAAACTCATTGATATTTTTCTTATTTTTCCGTTATGATTTTGGTCATCTTTTTCATATGGTTTACTAAATTGATCCATATGCCAACCATAATATTGATTTTTTCCATATACTGTATATTGAGCTGATTCGCACCAATCAATATCAAAATTCCATTTTGCATTTTCATTAGCTATATTCACAAACCTATAAATTTCATCATATATCCATTGTTCATTTAACCATACAACTTCCGATTTTCTAGTTTGTAAATTTAGTTTATCTCCTTGTAATGTGCCTTGTTGTTTATTTTTAGAATCACCTAATTCTATTACTTTGTCACAAAAGGTTTCACTTAAACCCTTATCAAACCACCAATACATAGTTTCTAAATTCATTAGAGATATAGACAAGGCCAAGTTAATGTTATTCTTGGTTCTTTGTTAGGATTTGGTGATCTTAAATATGGTATTTCAGCATTAAAAACAACATACATTTTTTCTTTTATAGGGATATAAGACCATTCTTCTTTAACGTCTAATGTTTTGTGATTGATATATAATTCTCCTCCACCAGTGACAAAATACATAACTGTCATTTTTGGTGATTTTTCTATATCTTGGTAATTAAAATGATGTCTTAAAGGAGATGATTCTTTTTCGTATTCTACATTTAGAAAAATATTTTTAGCTGCTAAAGTTTTGTTTCTATTATATTGATTTTTACCGCCAGTCTGGTGATAATCTCTAATATAATCTAAAATCCAAATTATGTCTTTTTGTCTGGTTAACTGTAAATCATTGAATACAGCTAAATTATCTTTTTTGTCTTTAGCGTCTTTTAATAAAGATTTTTTTATTTTTTGATTGTCTATTTTGGTATAGTGTTCTACAAAACCAGTTTGAAATATGGTTTTATGTAGTATGGTTTCGGTGTTTTCATATAATATCATTGATATACTCTTTCAGTTCAATTCAGACTATAGGTTTATTTACCTATATTTATATAGCTTTAATTAAGTAATATTACATAGAAACCCAAGTAGATGTATTAGGATCCCAATAATGATTTTTGTCATCATTTGTTGCTTGCCATCTGTTGTTAGCATTATTCCAAACGGCTCTATATTCATTTTCACCGTCTGTCATTTGCTCAATTGTAGGTCTAGCAACTGGAGATTCCCATTCTCCACTTGTAGTGTTTAAAGTCCAACTATCACAACCTGCTGGTTTATAATCTCTAAAAATATCATTTACATCATCATATACCCAACCCACTCTAGCATGATTAGCTCTAAAAACTTTTGATTGATCGTCTGCTGGAGTATTTGAGTTTGGTTGATAATAAACACCACCTCTTGTATTATAAGAAGTTTGTTTCCAATTTGTATAACCAAATAAATTAGTTAAAAAAGTAATACCTTGAGCTTCTGTAGGAGCATCATTATTATCTACAGCTATTACCTGTAAAACAATGTTATTTTCGTCTAACTTTGCAAAGTTTGCCATTATGCTGTAAAAGTCCCCGAACTGTTAAATGTGTGAATTGTATCACCGCCGCTTGTTGATATTGTACCGCCGGTAGCATCGCCAGGACCTTTTGAGTGTCTTAAAATAACAACTCCTGAACCTCCTGTTGCAGAAGGACCTCCGTTATTACCACCTCCAGCGCCACCACCTGTATTTGCTTGTCCTGGTTGAGAACCTGATCCGCCCCCACCTTGACCTGGAGTTCCGCCAGCAGGTTGTCCTTGACCTGCTCCGCCTCCACCTGATCTCCAAATTGTTGAACCTGTGATAGAAGATTGTCTTCCTTGGCCAGCATTAGGTGTCATTCCATTTTGAGAAGCACCACCGCCGCCACCTGATCTATTAGGTGCTGCTGCCGGTCCACCATTACTTCCTTGAGAAGGAGTTGTTGAAGGAGTGTTACCAGATCCACCTGATCCTTGTCCACCTGGACCCCAAGCGCCTCCGCCTCCTGACCCACCAGCTTGTCCTGCTTGTGATGAGTGACCGTTGAATGAATCGCCACCACCTGCTGATGTAATAAATGAATCAAAAGATGAATTAGATGAAGCGTTACCTACTGTAATTGTATAACTTGATCCTGGATCAACTGTAACTGTATCTACACTAGGCTCGTCATAAGAAGCCGTGTTAAAAGATACTCTATAACCTCCAGCTCCTGCTCCTGGGTTTGTTCCAAAAGCATAAGATGATGTACTTGAATTACCACCACCTGCTACGACAACATAGTCAACGTCATAAGGTCCGCCTCCACCTGCTGTGAAACCAAAACCTCTTCCTGATAATGAACCAAAACTACCTACTAAAGGCATAATATAATCTCCCTATCTATTAAGCAAATTGTGTTTGAGATGCTAAAACTGTAAATGTAGCATCTGCTGTTTTAATTATTGTATAAGAATATGTATCTAATGAACTAGCATTACCAGCTGATGGTGCTGCTCCACCTTGCCATTCTGGAGTTACACTTGAACCATCAATTTGAAAAGCTGAATTGTAATAAGCTGTTGCACCTTGAGAAACAATATGTGCTATCGTAATTGATTCACCGGCATCCATAATACTGTTTAAAGTATTTGAACCATCTCCTCTTACATTTAATGTCCAGTTTGCTGAAGCGTCTGTTGTAAAATTCCAAACAGCTTGTGTAAGAACATCATAGTTTACTGTTCCTGTAGCTGCTGTTGCTTCAGTTGTAACTTTTTCAGCTGTTTGTTGAATTTTAGCTCCACCATTTAAAGTAACTCTTCCAATTCCTTTTGGAGTTATATTTAAATCAATGTTTGTGTCACCACCTGTTGACGCTAAAGATACAGCATTTCCTGTTGCTGCGTTTGTTATAGTAAATTCATTTACTGCTGATGCTGTTGTTGTAAATATAATTTCTTCATTACCATTACTGTCATCAATAGTATTAATAATTGGGTCATTAATAGTTGGTGAAGTTAAAGTTTTGTTAGTTAAAGTATCACTAGTAGCTAGACCAACTAATGTATCAGTTGATGTAGGTAAAGTTAAAGTACCAGTATTTGATATTGAACTAATTACCGGTGTAGTTAATGTTTTATTTGTTAGAGTTTGTGATCCTGTTAAAGTAACTATACTTGATGGTGTACTTACTGTAGCATTACTAATATCTAACGTTTGACCAGAAGGAATCGTAAGCGTAGTGCCACTTTGTCCTTCTATTTGATCTACTTTTAAAGTGCTTGCCATAATTCTTCCTTTTTATTTATAAAATTGTAAAGACTCCGTCGCCTGATATAGTAACTATTGTACTAGCTCCACTTATTTCTATGGGACCAATTAATATACCATTTTCATTTGACGTTTCAAAAGTTACGCTGTTTGTTATAGTTTTGTAATTAGAAAAAAATGTTCCGGGTGTTATTAGATTAGTTGGATTTGTTCCTATACGATTATTATTCATATTTTACTCCTAATTACACATCCTCTAAAACTGATACTATTGCATCTAAAGATGTTGCAGTACCACAAGAAACTCTTATAACATCACCAGTAGTACCATCATTTTCAACTACGATTTTATTACCTCTCATAATTTCTATTGATGTGCCAGCTGGAACAATTACATCTTTTACAATATAACTATCATTAGATCCACTATTGTGATCTAAAAATACTTGTGCAGTTACAGAACTTGTTGAAGTATTTGCTAAATTTATACCTATAATTATTGATTCTAAAGCAGTTGAACCAGCACCTGCCGGAACAGTATATACTGCTGAAGCAGAAGCACCGTCTGATGTATTTACATCTGAAATTGAGAATCTTTTAAAATCGTTAGCCATTATTTTCCTTTTAAAATTAATTAATTATAATATATTTATATTCATTTACTACTCATTTTAAAAATATTTATAAACATTTACCATTGAATTTAGAAATATTTATAAGGTTTATCATCAATATAGTATATTAATATAGTATATTTATAAACATTTGTTATTCAAGCTTATATTTTTAACCTAGTGCTATGGCTTGAGCAATTGCAAAAGGTTTTGTTGCCACTTGAACACCACCTTCGGTAAGTGTTGTAGCATCTAAACTAGTCAATCCTGTAACTGTAGAACTTAAAGATATTGTTAAAGTGTCTGTAGCACTTACAACAGCTCCAATATTACTATCTCCTACTACATTTAAAGTATCCCCAGTTACAATTTCTTGTACTGTAGAACTAGCATCTCTTATAGTAAATGAACTAGTTTTCGTTAATGTTTCATTTACAGCGACAACTAAATTACTTTTATTTGTAGTATTTAGATTGTCCAAATCGCCTACGTCTGTACCAAGACTGTTAAACGTTGTTCTAAACGTTTCTAAAGTATCTGTAGTTGCGACTGATCTTATGGCCATTTTACTTGTTTACTACTCCCTTTAATAAGTCTTTGATTTCTCTTAATTCTGCCTTTAAAGTATTTATTTCCTTAACTGCATTTCTTATTTCATCACCTTGTTTTTCTCTCGCTCTCACTCTTGCCATATAGATTGAATATTCAGTTGTATTTGTGTTTACAATACCATTTGATTTTGTATCTCTCACTAAACTTTCATATCCTTGAACTTTCAATCTTCCCATCTTATACCGCCAACGCTAATGCTCTCATATCTCTAATAATTGGTGGATAAGATGATACTGAACCTGTCATTACTATTTTAATTTGGAAACTTGTAAAGTCGTGTATATCACTTGCTGAATATTTGTATTCTTTAAATGTAGTATCGTCTTCAGCAGGAGTGACTGTTGTATCTTCACTACCATCACTATTAAATGGTGTCCAATTTAAATCTTCTATATTTCTAACTTCTTCAGCAGATGTCACTCTGTAATAAACTTTTACATTTGAACTTGATCTTACATTTTGAGTTAGTCTTACATCAAGTGCAGTTGAAGCATTTTCTAAATTAATTGATTTAGTTAAATAAACTGCTGATGATGAAGTACCTGTATTTGCTGTATCTGAAACATAACTAGGAGTATTACTTACTGTAGGATTATTTAATCTATTTGTAATTGTAAATGCACTCATTCTTTGTGTATCTAATACAGGAGACAATTTAGTATTTGTTGTTGAAAACTCTAATACTGTCCAGAAAGA